GAATTTGATATATAATTAGAATAAGAGCTTGAGAAATATTCTGCATCACTTATTTTACTTCTATATACACTTTCTAAGACTGGACTAAGTTTTATATCATTTAAGTTAATTGTCATTTTCCTTGCGTTTTGTCGCTGGACTACAACCTAAACAATAAGCTATATGAAGCTGGCCTTTCATGTATTTAGATAACTTATATTTCTTAGCTACTTCATTTAAGATATTTTCTTCAATATCCTCATCTAAAAAGTAGTTTTCGAAATGAATGTTCTTCTTGCCATCTGACATAATTTCTGCATTCTCAACTAAAGTATCAAAATCTGCAGAAGGTTCAGCTAATTTATAGGCTTTTATATAGGCTTCATGTAGGGCCAGTTCTAATTTATCTTTTGAGTTCATTACTTAATAGGTATTTTAAGATCATAAATTCTACGATGTCCTACTTGATAATACTGATTATGAGGAGCATCCATTAAATAACAGAATATTCCCGCATTAGTAATTTCTTTATAGTTATCGTATTTATCATCAATCATAATCGTAATTCCCTTACTTTTAATTGCCTCAACTTTACTAGCATTCCAAGGTACTGTAATTACAGGAGCACATGGCAAACCATTCTTCTGTAAACTTTCTTGAATCCATTCTGTTGGAATATTTCTTGCAGTTACATAATAGTCTACTTCAAAAGAGGGTCTATGTAATACAGGAATATTAATCCAAAACTCTTTATCTGATTCTAACTCATGTAGATGTTCAGACATCTGATAGTTTGCATTCCAGTAAGGATTCATAGCAACACCAAACTTGTCTTCATAAGCTTTATTGAAATCAAATACTACATTATCGAGATCTAATCCAACAATAGGCTTATCGATAGGGGCCATAACTCTATCATCTCCTTGAGGATATATATGATAGAATTCACATAATATCAATGCGTTAGTAGCTACTTCAGCCATTTCTAAAAGTCCCTCGTTTGTATAATCAATACCTCGTTCAAATTGATTTAAATGTTTTTTAAGAGATGAAAGAACATCTGTCCATTTCATACCTCTTTTCCATTCATTTTCTTGGTACTTACTTAATTTGCTTGTAAGAATTTTGTTGACCTCCTCAATTCCATATTGTGGAGTCAAATCGTATCTAATCTTTTGTTGTTCCATCTTTGCTAGATAATGCTTCTAAAAATATTTCACATAACTTTCCAGACAAACCTAATTGAGTTTTTGCATCAACTTGAGGTTCAAATCGAGGGACATAATTTAATTCATCTTTCTCTTCATCATATGTAAATACAATGATAATTTTTTGTCCAGAAGCAGAAGTGAACACTACTCTACAACTATCCATTAATTAATTTTGATAAGAGTTCATAGAAAAAGTCTTTATCCATGATTACTACTTCTCCTGCAGAACCAAATACTTTTTCTTTCTTAACTTGTTTATTTCAAATTACAATAAAAGGTTTATCTTTTAAAGGACATTCTTTTTTAATAGCGTGATATTGAGGTGTATTAACAGTATTTTTCAATTGTATATAACACGGTAACTTACCACTACGATCAACTAAATCCACTTTTTTATCATCCATACTTTTAGATTCAGATCTTGATGTAACTACATCTGTAAATCCAAGATTTCTAAGTTCTTGAGCAATTTTTGTCTCATATCTATGTCCTTTATTTCTACAATATGCTCCTGTTTTCCTTTTCTGAGACGTAGTTTTTTGCTTTTTCAATTAATTCTAAAGTTTTAGTCCTTCCGTACATTTTATAAAAATCTGATATATCCTTAGCTTTATAATGTCTAGGTATAAATAATACATGCACATCAGGAAATTTCTTACGAATTTTATTCATATTTTCAATTCCAGCAAGGTCATTATCATAGAATAAAATTATCTTGTTGAATTTAGACTTTAACTTTGCATATTGAGCTTCAGTTAAAAAACAATTTTCAGAAATTGGAGCTATTGCAGGAATTTTATCACATGAATAAAGAGTCATAACATCCTTTAAAGATTTCGTTACAACTAAATATTCTCCTCCATTTTTTGGAAGTGCGTGAGCACCTTGTAATCTAAATGACTTTCAATTTGAAATAAACTTATATTTTATATTTCCAGGAAAATATATACGTCAACGTTCTATATCTTCTCGAATACCTCCATAATATCCAAATACTAATTGTCGATCTTTATGTAAACTAAATATACTTCCATTTAAAAATACATTTTTACATGAAAATACATGAA